ATACACTACCGTAGTAAAATTCTTCGCCATCAATATCTAAGCAATAAGTTCCTTTTAAATCAACTTTACCGCAGCATTCGCATTCTGTAATTGAGTCTGTGTATCCGATTATTGTTGTCATTTTGTTTTGCTTTAATTATTTAACGATACAAATATACAACCTATTTTGAAACTGCAAACATTTTCAAAAATATTTTTAATTTATTTTTATAAAGTGCTAAAAATCAAAGAAAAAAACAGCAGCTAAGCAAAAGCCCAAACTCCGCCGCACAATGCCTACGCAATTTGCAACTGCGTGTAGCCGCAAAACGTTACATCTTGTTTAATTTGTTTTTTGGTTTTATAATAATTGTATCTACATCCTCAAACATTTCTAAGTTACCCGTTGTAAGATTCTCGAATAAATACTCAAATGGTTCTCGAGATTCTACTGCAACTTGGCAAGCTATATTTTGTATAGAGTTCATGAAGGCTGCTGTTTCTGAGTTAAATAAATCTTTGACTATATCAGGGTCGCTATTTCTAAGCCTAAACTTCATATCGTTAATAATGAAGTTCAACTTATTTTGGTAGCTGTTAATCATTGATTTTTCATGCTTTTGGACTTCATGAAATTGTTTAGCTAGCTCGCAGTATTCATAAGCCATTTGGATATGAAATGCTATTTGGGCTATGTTAAAATTATTGTTTTGCTTAGGTGTTAGTTCCATGTTTTTTTGATGTTGGCTTGTTTAAAAAATTAGTTATTGTTTCGTTTATTTTGATGTTATGGGCAATACTACGACACTGCAAACAATGACGGTTGTGCCTTGATATTATCAGCTCGTTTGTTTCCATAATTAACGTGTTTTTCATTTATTTCAAATCCTATAAAGTTTCTATTTTCTTTTATTGCCATTGCACACTCCGTTCCACTACCAGCAAAAGGAACTAAAATAAGGTCGTTTGGTCTGCTACTTATTAATATTATTTCCCTTGTTAGCTTTTCGGGTTTTGGCGTGTCGTGTTCGTGGCTTCCTGTTTCATAGTTTGGTATTCTAATCACATCACCATAAAAGCGTTCATTGTTAAATGGTCTGCGTAGTTCCTCGTATTCGGCTTTTAGTTCCTCGTATTCGGCTTTTAGTTCCTCGTATGGCTTCTGTAGATACTTGTTATTGCAATATTCTCTAATTACATTGTATTGCTCCTCTGTTATTACATTATCACCATTTAACCAATTAGAAACACATCCAGTCAATCCTCCTGTTCTACTTGGGAATAATTGTGCAATTTCTCTATTTGTAAATCCAGCTTTTTTAAATTCAATTTTTAGATACTTAGAAAATGGATTTTTAGGTTTCAAAAATTGCTCAAATATTAATTCTCCTCCAGTCTTTTGTCCTCTTTGCTCATACATTAGCAACCTTTCAGTAAGTGGTGCAAATGTTCGCAAATCGGTGTTAAATCTTATTTGTTGCTTATGGTCGTTTGTATTTTCCCATACTAAACTATTCAATAGATTAAAATGCTTATCAAAAATAATTTGAGCATAGGCAATATTTTTAGCATCTCCATACCAATAAAGCGTTCCATTGTCCGCTAAAACTCTTTTACATTCTATTGCCCAGCGTTCCACATCTTGCAGGTAATCATCAAAGGTTTTCCATACAAAGTCAAAATCTCCTTTTACTTTGTAATATGGTGGGTCTGCAATAATTAACTGCACCGATTTATCAGCAAGTTTATTATTCATCCAATCATTGTGATATATTTTATTTACTTCCATTTTAAAATCTCGTGTTAAATACCGTACTGCCCATAACAAGGGTTTTGCAAAAGCAGGGCATTAGTGGTTTATTGAACATTTGTGCTACTATTAAACATTGTGCTAAATTTGAACTTTTGTACTCCGAAACCCTGCCTTCGCAAAGCCCCGAAACGTTATGTTCAATGTTATTTTTTCAGAACGTTCTCGAATACAATCACGTTTTCCAAAACGTTACTGCATAAAAAAACACTTGAAAAAGGCGGATTTAAACTTGGCTTTTGGTCGTCATAGCTTTTAAAGTAACTTATTCTTTTGTCAAAATACATTACTTCAATTTTATTATCTCTAAACATTTCAAAACGTTTTTTGCTTTCAAACAATCCTACTACTCCAACAAGCATTGCAAATGGTCTTTCTAATTCAAATAGTTTTTGGAAAACTTCTGCTTTAATCGAATAAGGTGGGTTTGAAATAATATAATCAAATGATTTACATTTTTCTTTGTCAGTATCAAAAAAATCAAATCCTTCAGATATGTGACTATTAGAAACATTATGTCCTTCTTTTTTCAATAGTTTAACAAAATTACTTTCGTTAGTATCAAAAGGACACCATATTTTACTATTTGGTTTTAAGTGTTTTAGCAATGGTTCAATTGCATAATTTGGCGTGTAAAATTCATCATTTGGGTTTACTTCGCCTTGTTTTTCAGCTTTGTTTGTGATTAAATCTAATTTCATAATTGGAATTTACGGTTAAAAAAATAACACAAAACATAACAGCAATTTGGCAAAATGGCGGGTTTGTTGCTTAATTGATGTTTTGTGCTTCTATTAATGTTTTGTTTTAAGTTGAATGTTCTTGTTTCTTAATCCGCCACTTCGCCAAGTTGCAAAACGTTATCGGCAACCCTAAGCGACATCACCGATTTCCATTTTGACAAACCACATTCCCTTTTCAGTATCAGAAAATCCTTTATACCTTTTTTTAGTTAATGGACTTGCTCCAACATCTACCATTGGAAGTAATCTTTGAATAATATGACTAAATTGGTCTAAATCACAACCAAATTCTTCATACAACTTTTCGTTAATTACAGAAGTATCAGCGTCTATTTCATCATAATCCACTTCAAGGATATGACAGGCTAATTCTTCTACATCAATTGAACTTACTCTTGCTAATTTCATTTTGTTTTTATTTTAAATTGTTAATAATCATTCCGAAAAAAGGGCAGCCGATAACAGCGTATAAAGTAAACCGCCAATCCCTGCCCACAAAGCCAATGCAATTGTCGGCTTCCCTTATACGCATAACGTTATTTTAGTTTTAGTTCTTGAATGTAAAAATCTATTTCATCAATCGGTATTGCTATTGAAGTTGTACTATATTTTTCAACTTTCCAAGCAAATAAATAATTTTCAGTAACTCTATAATTATACCCTAATGACTTAAATCTTTCTATTAAAAAATCCATGTTAAATAGTTAGTAGTTCAATTAATTGTTGTTCGCTAATTTGGGATATGTCGTAAAAGTTATTCTTGTTGTTAGCAGGGATAGGATATTCAGATATTTCTTTTGGTGGTGCTTTTTTCTTGTTGCTAATTTCCGTTCCTATATGCCTACCATCAGCAATTTTCATGTTATCGAAGGTGCTAGTCTTCTTTATTTTATCCCAATGCTTTCGTTTACTTTCTACGCTGTAAGTGTTAGTGTCGTTAGCGTAGTGCCTCCAATGTGCATGTACATCAAAAAACTCTTGTTCCATATACTTGTTTTAGTTTGTGAGAAAATATTTTTACTATTTCGTTGTAATCTTCAAAGATTGTTTCTTTCGACTTTGCAAAACTTTTTAGCCTATCACATGAATATCTTAGATAGCATAAGTGATAAGAAATTCCTAAATAGTCAGCAGTAACGTAAGAACTGAAAGTTAACTTAGAAGCAATGATTATAAAAGAATATAAGGCTTTCGATTGTTCAATGGTCTTAGTCTTAGGTAAGAATCTAATCTCATCTTTTTGTAACTTGTAGTAATTCTCGACTACTTCTGAAAGTGTAGGAAAAATAATACTTTGATATTCTTTTAGTTGTTCTGTCTTTAATTTAAATGCAGGTAGCATATTTTAGTTTTTAGTTGTAAAAAAATCGTTTCCAAATCTGATGCAGTCTTGTTTATTAATCCAATTAGTGTCCTTTAGTTTTAGGTATCTAACTCCGTTAAATTGGTTGAAGAAAAACTCATCGTGTGCGATTTCTTTGGCGTTAATCATTAGTTCATGCGCTGTACCTATCAATGGGAAATTGTCTTCAACTGCTTTCAAAATTTCGTCTTGTATCTCCTCGCTTTTTTTTATTTCGTGAATGTGAGTTCGTTGCTCTAAACTGAAAGGATATTCAACCCATTGTACATTGTATTCGTCAGGTTTTGTCAGGTAATTACATATATACCCTAAATCAACATTCATGGTTAACATTTGTGTTTGAACTTGATAACCATACTTTTTAGGGAGTTTGTCCATTTGTTCAAAAAATGTGTGTATGTAGTAAGGGCATTTAATATCAGCCACAAACCCATCCCCGAGAATGTCAGGACTTGCCCCTAACTTGTTATTGTAGCTTACAAACGTGTCAAACCATGCACCACCATAGATAGGTTTAAAAGCTAAATCAAAGGCATCGTATTGGTTAATTGTCCCGTGCAACATCTCTTTAGTTTGAAAGTCGTCTTTACCGACAACCATTTCCTTTGCTATATCGAATATGTAATTAAGTCTAGTCTTGCCTTGACCTCCCGAACAAAGTTCAGATATTCGGGAGGCGGTAAATTTTCCTGTTCTCATGACTTCAACTTCATTTTACGATTACCAAATAAAGTTATAATTGCCTTGTTATTCCCTATCTCGTCTTTGTTAGCGTTAAATGATGCTTCTAGTTCTGCCAACGATTCACACTCATTTACTAGCTTATTATACTTTTCGAATAGTTTTGCGTCTAAAGGCTGTGGTGTCGGTTCAGGTGGTGCTGTGTACTTAGTTCTATCCTTAGCAAAATAAATATCACTACTCATACCCAAAGCCTTACACGCTATTCCTAATGCGTCTGTTAAAGCCATTTTGAAACATTCATCTGATTGATATAACCCTTTAGATTCTTGGGTAACAAAAGATGCGCCTCCCGTTCCTTGAATAGCATCACTCCAAACACCATCAACTTTAATGAATAAATCCACATCAACAAAGGCACTTATTTGACCATTACAGCCATTTTCTAACCACTTCTTAGTAATTACATATTTCCATCCAATCCCACACACTCCAAAGGTTTCTGTTAATACTTTGATTCGCCACATAGGGTTAATGTCTGTCATACCCTTTAATCTACCTGCACCTATTTCTTTACGGGCTTCTTGTGGAGTTACTGATAACTTGTTGTAAATTTTTAAATTTTCCATGTTTTAAGTTTTAGTTGTTAAAAATTAGATTTTACGAATGTGATTGTCTTCGATTTTCCAAATGTACAAAACACTTAGCAATATTGCAAGAAAATCTATACAAATAATATTGGATAATATGAAGATAGTTTCTATCATAACTCACTAAGTTTTATAAGTTTTTCAAGTTCTTTCTCGGCATCATGATAATCAATCCAATCAAGGGCTGAAACTGATTTTTTGTTTTCAATTTCGGACATGAAAGCCTTTAGTTCGTCTATGTCCATTTCTCTAATTTTCTTTTTTGTTGATACTTGCATAGGTTAGTTATTAAATTGGTTAAAGTATTCATTTGCTAAATCTTCATCATAGTCTTGTGGGTCAAGTGCTTCTAGTTCTAGGTTAAAAACATTTTTACACTCTTCTAACACAGCCTTTTCAATGTCAGTTCCTTGCCAAAATAAAGGTGCGTATGCATCAGAAAAATATCTTACAACTTCTATGATGTTATCTTTTCCTCCTTCAAGGTGAATCTCATCTATGTCATAACTCAAAGAATCATTCCAATTATCTTTATCGAAATTGTCTTTATCGAAATATGCCCACCCAACAATAACGAGATTGAAAGCTAGTTTTGAAATGTTCTCAAATGGCTCAAAATGTGGTATTTTAAAAAGAAGCGGTTTAGTTTGTTTGCGGCTCATTTGATTTGTTTTTTGAAGTTAACAATGTATTTTTCTAGTTTTTCAAGTTTCTCTTCTGAGATTGAAGGTTCATATCCATTTGCTCTAGGTTTATCACTAATTACGATACTTAGGCTTGATGCGTTCTTGAATCCTATTTCTTTGCCTATTTGACTTATATTAAGTCTGTGTTTGTTTTTTTTCAGCCACTTTAGGGCGTTTAATTTTTTCTTTTCTGTCATATTATAAAAAAAATGTGATAAATAATAAAAGGGGGCAATCCTATAATAAGGATGCGAAGAAAGAATTTTGTTACCTTGTCCATATATTTTAGCTATTTAGTTTGTTGACAATAAATACTGCTTCTTTTGACGCTTCTATTTCAGATGCGTAATCCTTAACATCTATTCTCGCTATTATAAAATCTACATCTCTAATTGTAGCGCAGATATTGATAATGTTTTTGTTGCTTTCAGAAGTTTCAGCCCAATAAATTTTGTTTTTCATGATGTTTTAGTTTTTAAAAGATAAATGCAGTTTGTTAGGATGCTGCGCCCCTTGTTGATTATTATTATTTAACAGTTTGCATAGACTCGTTAATGTACATCTTCAATGTGTTCCTATCAACTCCTATCCCTCCGCAATCAAAACATATACCTTCTGCATAATACATGAACGCAAGGATAATACCATTCCCATTACATTTACTACAAGAACATTCACCATATTTTGCAAATATAGAAGATTTCATAAAGTCCCCATTACCACGAATAATGGATATTAACCGTGCAATCCTGCGCTGTAAGTTGTCAATGTCAACTATATAATTATTAGCAATGTCGGTAGTAGTACCAAATCCCATACCTAAGTTACGAGTAGTTTTTTTTGGGACAAAACTTCCATAATAAGTTTTCCCGTATAATGTAACTTGGTAGTTTGTGCATCTTTTTTTACCATCATTAGACTTAAACCAAAATCCCCAACCTTCATCTAAATTATTATACTTATCAGCATGAACAAACTTTAAATGAAGCGCTCCAGAATCAAGAAGCATATTAATATTTTTCACGGCACGTTCACGGTTAGTATTAGTGTTTTTGTATCCATTAGATAACAAAAGTTCTATAAGTGTGTTTTTAGATTTCATGATGTTTTAGTTTAAAATTATGATGCAATTTACAACGGCTTGTTTTATTATCCAAATAATTTTGGAAAAATTTATAAAAATTTATTTATTTAATGCAAGGCATGATAAAATAAGTTAACTAATTAGTTATCTTTGGGAATCGAAACTCAAGCAATAATAGAGATTTTGTATCGGGATAAGGATATAAACCAAGCAATCAAGAATATTATCCCATTTGACTTGCAATCAGATGCAAAGCATGAACTATTTGTCGCTATATACCGAAGAGAAAGTAAAGAGGAAGGATTTATTGAACGAGGATATAATGAAAAATGGATTACATGGTATTGCATTCGTACACTAATGAATTTCGTTAGCGGTTCTAAATTTCAAAAGGAATTTATCTTAAAGAAAACAATGCCTATTGATTACGATTCAAACATAATAAGTGAAGATGATTATGATTTAGATAAGGATGAGTTAACAGAAAAGATGCTAAAAGAGTTCGAACAACTCGGGTGGATGGACAAGGAAATCTTTACTAGGTACGCTAACAACGAGAATATAAGCCAACTAAGCATTGATTCAGGAATCCCAAGAAACACCCTACTTTATATCATAAATCGAGTAAAAACCCATTTAAAAGATCAACTACATGATAGCACTAACAGCAACCATAATAGCAATTTACCTTCAGGTCTTCGTGAGGTTAGACAGCTTAAACTTTTTTAATCATAAACCTTTTAGTCGAAAACCTTTTAATTGCGCTGTTTGTTTTCCGGTATGGATTGCAGTTACATTAACATTCACACAGCCTAGTCTATATTGGTCATGGGGTCAAATTGTTCCCACGTTGTGCAATATTGCGCTTTCAGGTATTCTAACAGCAGTTTTAACTAGATATATTTTTAAATCATGAACATCGAATTTTTAAAACAACTTACAAGGCATCGAAGCGAAGCCCAAGACATGATATTGAGAAATGTTAACGATAAGGAGTTGGACCAATACGAAACACTTTATCAAGAAATATTCCAAGAACCAACATTTAAAATAAATAGGTGGTGTGGTGATTGTGTAGGTAGAGCCGTTCAAAGAGTGTGGGAGTGGGTAAGACTAAAAGAAAGTGAAGGACTAATAGTAAACTATGAATGGGTAGAACCTACAATAGAAGAACCCGTAAAAGAAGAACCAACTAAAAAGAAAAAGTAATATGGCAAGACCTAAAGGAACAAAGTATATTGAAACTCCTGAGAAAATGTGGGAGTTATTCCAACAATATGTAAAAGAAGTAAAGTCAAATCCAAGAAAGAAAATGGTATTTGGCGGTAAGGACTTTGTACATGACTTTGAACTTTTAGAAAGACCATTAACATTTGAAGGGTTTAATTTGTTTTGCTTTGAAAAAATAGGATGTGTTAAACAATACTTTACAAATCAAGACGAATTATATAACGATTATATTGCTATCTGTTCACGTATAAAGGATGCAATAAGGCAAGACCAAATAGAAGGAGGTATGGTCGGACAATACAATCCAAGCATTACCCAAAGGTTGAACGGGCTAACTGATAAGACAGAAAGCAAGATAGAAAGTGAAAACAATACTAAAGTAAGTGGGGCGGTGCAAATCACGGTATTAAATAGTAATGTTCCTTTAGCATCTAAAGAGTCCGATATTGACACAAACAGAAGTAAATAGACTATTTGAAACAACAGACGTATTTTCAGCTAATTACTATTCAACAAAGCAAATAGTAGTTAATCAAGGGGGTACGTCAAGCGGTAAAACTTATTCAATACTTCAATGTCTTTTTTTACACGCTATTCAAGATGCAGGAGCTATTATAACGGTAGCAGGTCAAGACATACCCAATTTAAAAGTAGGTGCGCTAAGAGATTCACAAATGATAGTTAGTAACTCATTAACGCTTCAATCCTTCATTCAAGACTATAATAAGTCAGATAGGATATACACCTTTACAAATGGCTCAATAATCGAGTTTAAAAGCTATGATGATTGGCAAGATGCAAAGTCGGGTAAACGTGACTATCTATTCTTAAATGAAGCTAATGGAGTTGCAAAGCCTATTTGGGATGAATTGTTCATGAGGACTAGAAAGAAGTCTTATATTGATTATAACCCGAACGCTGAATTTTGGGTACATAGAGAAATAATAGGGCGTGAAAATGCAGAGTTAATAATTTCAGACCATAGGCATAATACATTTTTAGACAAAGTAATTCATGATAAGATTGAAAGCATAGAAGATGACGAACTATGGCGAGTATATGCAAGAGGGTTAACGGGTAAGTTAGAAGGCATAATCTTTAGAAATTACAATGTAGTCCCAACAATTCCTGAAGGTGCTAAATTTATAGGTGTGGGTATGGACTTTGGGTTTACTAATGACCCGACAGCAGTAATAGAGTGTTATCAGTTAAGCGGTGAACTATTCTTTAATGAATTGATTTATGAAACTAGATTAACTAATTCAGCTATAAATGATAAATTGATTGAACTAGGGTTCAGTAAGCATAAGGACATAATAGCGGATTCAGCAGAACCCAAGTCAATAGCAGACCTAACTAATTATGGTTGGAATGTGTACCCTGCTGCAAAAGGTAAGGATAGTGTTAGAAGTTCGATAGACCTACTAAAGAAGTATAAACTCAATGTAACCCAAAGAAGCACTAATTTAAGAAAAGAGTTGAACGGGTACAAATGGAAACAAACCAAAGATGGGATTATGTTAAATGAACCCGTGGACTTAATGAACCATGCTATTGATGCAATAAGGTACATAGCCTTAAATAAATTAACCAATACAAATACGGGCAATTATTCAGTTTATATTTAGTAAATTTGCAAATGCTTGATTGGAAAAACTATAAGATATTAGTACCTACTTTGGCAGATGATGGGCAAACTATTGTACTACTAACCAAAGAACAACTACAATACATCAAGTTAATGCAGTACGCTAGACATAAGAAAAAAGAAGCTATTGCAGAAAGAAAGCGACAAAAAATAGTAAACAAAAATAAACGTTCATATTTTAATCCAAGACTTAATTAAATAAAATGGCTAATTTAGAAATTAAAGAAACTGTATTTAGTGCAGACATTTACACATCATTGTGTGATGAAAATGGGAACAATTTATTATTTTTTGAACCATTTTTTCGTGTAATTAAAGAAGGTGATGATGATGTACATTTTATAATAACAACAGTTAGCGAGGAAGAGAATTATACAATAGCTGTTTATTTAGAAAAAGAATCTATCAAAGAATTAATTAAAACATTAACAGACTTAATCTAATGGCTCAAGCATATAACATAGACCAAGAGGTCGTTTACTTAGTTGACGACACTTCGGGAGATATTCTCAAAGACACTATAATAAGTGTTGCAAAGAGTGGTTCAACATATGTTTACTCATTCACCAACTCAGAGAATAGCGTATTAGAACGTCAAATAGTGGGTTTATCTTCTGCTACTAAGGCTACGTTAAAGAGTAACTCAGCGACTAAAATAAATGCCCAAAGGGACGCAGTAAAAGCTACTATTGACACGCAATACGCAGCCTATGTTACTACTAGTCAAACACAAATAGACGCACTATGATGACATGGAATGATGTTAATGTTTATCAATGGCAGAGATATGTTAAGTTAGTTTCTGACTTGCCAAAAGATGTTGACGAATTAGGGATGTTAGACTTTAATATAAGTTTGGTTTCTGTAATGTTCAATAAGTCAATCTATGAAGTAGAAGCAATGACTAACATTGAATTTAAATCTAAGTTGAAAGAGTTGGAATTCTTAAATACTGAGATACCTTATGAGCCAAAGAAATACATCAATGCAGACGGTAATCTATACCGGTTAATATACGATGTTCGCAAAATTAGGAACGCAAAGCAGTTTATTAAATCAATGAGTGCAGGCGAAATAATCACTATCAAACAACTATCCTCCGACTTTATAGATAACGTTCACAAGATATTTGCTTGCATGGTTGTACCTCAAAGAAAAATACTAGGTATAAGATTCGATAAGAAGTACAATCCAAAAGAAGTAGAGGCATATTCAGAGGATATACTTTACGCTAAAATAGTTGATGTTCATTCGACTTGTCTTTTTTTTTGTCGAGTATTAGAAGCGCAGATAAAGAGTTTACTTACTTATTTGGCAAAGGACATGAATCAGGAGGAGCAACAGAAAGTAGCGGATTTAGTGAAAACTTTGGATGGATTTTTAACGCCACAGAAGTAGCAGCCCATAACCGAATAACATTAAATGAATCCTTTGATTTGAGTTACTGCGAGTTTCTTAATTCACTTACTTACATCAAAGCAAAGAAAGAATATGATTACGAATTAAGTAAAAAAAGTTAGATTTGTGGAGTTTCATATTAAGTTTTAGTTAGAGCCTGCGTTTCTACGTGGGCTTTTTTTATGTGCAAAAAAAAAGAGGCTGTTAAGCCCCTTTATTTATAATATTCTAATTTTAATGCCTTATGTAAATCTGTATTATTTTGAAGTCTTACCCAAGTTTTTGATTTTGTGTACTTATATTCTCCTATAAATCCATGTTTATTAAGTAATTCTTCAATAATTACAACATCTCTACTATTTAATACATCAAGACATATTCCATTAGATATGAAATGTTTTGCTTGTGGTTTAGTCGTTGGGAATACCCTTCCTATATTCATTAAAAATTTATAATGAGATTTAGCATTGTGGATATTACATGAAAATGTAAATGATTGATTTTTTAAATTTAATTCTGATGCGTTCATGATTATTTTGTTTTAGTTGTTTAAGATGTCACAAAGATAGGGTAAGCTAAATTAATAACCAAAACTATTTGGATAATTTTTTAAAAATAAATGAAGTAAGCTTACTTTACTCTTACTTGCTATTACTTTAATTGTGCAAAATGAGTTATTGACTATTTACCTTGATGTCCATTAACTCGGTCCAAAAACAATTATTAGGTACTTCATTTCTCGATACACTCGCTAAATCAAATATTAGTGATTCAGAAGCGGCTGCATTGTATAAAGAGTTACCCGAGTTAGTTAGGATATTAGCCGAACATGGCGCAAAAGTTTTCTTCATCAATGCTAGTAAAATAATTCAACAAGAAGGGCTAGTAAGTAGTGGGGATTTACAGAGTTTATTAGATTACGATATTACCACAGATGGAGGCAAATACACGCTATCAGTAGGTTATAAGGGCAATGATGCGTTCTATTGGAAATTTGTAAACTACGGTGTAAAAGGTATTCGTTCAGGGCGTTCATTAAAAGGCTTTTCGTTTAAAACAGCCAACCCTTCAAAGAAAATGGTTGACGCAATGGTAAAGTATATTGGTGTTAGTGGGTCAAAGGTTAAGAATATCAGCCAAGCGGTATCAGCTAAAGAAAGTAAAGAGATAACCACAGCAGAACAAAAGGCATGGATGTTGGCTACATTGATTAAAAGGTATGGTATTAAACCACGTGAATACATGGAACGAGCAGCAAAACAAACATTTGACAAAAACTTTGCTTCTAAGGTTGCAATGGCAGTAGGTAAGGACATAAAAATATTTATAAAATCATGGCAGTAACAATACTTCAATCCCCTTCAAATGGGTGTTCAATATTACGACCTAATTACTTTTACTTGAACTCAAATCTAGTTAATAGCTATTCAGACTTTAAGTACATAATTAGCTTAGAATGGTACGATTATGATAACAACCCTACAACACCAATAACGATAGGTAAGTTTAGAATTGCACCTAATCCGACTACGGGCAAGGCTTATTTTGATATTAGTAAGATTGCACAAATTTATTTTAACCACATATTCAAGGCATCTTATGAGATTATAGCCTATCAGACTGACAGAGTAAATGTTAAGTTAAGTTATTCATTTGGCGAGTATTACAACGGTTCTGAACATTTCCCTATATCGGCAGCTAACTATCTAAAGTGCTATTATTACTATGATGACATTTTAGCAAATGCATTAAATCCAAGTTATCCTTCAACTTATCGTTGGTTGACTGATAGAGATATTACCAATATGCAAGTGCCAAAGAATAGGAATTTCTTTTTACCCTTCAATAATATCTATTATGGTTCAACTGTCAATCAGTCACTAGAATATTATAACTATGTTAATGGGGTTGAGTATGATAACGGCGCAATATCTTACCCACTTTCAAAGCAATGCATAGAACTCAATTTAAACTATCTTACTTTAAATCAAGAGGTTTACAGTGGGTCTGCACCTGCTGATTTTAATGCTTATAAAGTTAGATTCTATAAATCAGGCGGTGAGCAATTAGACTTTGCAACGATTAACTTTGTGTGTGTTAAGAATAACGATTTACAGATACATTTCTTAAACAGATTTGGTGCATTTGAAACGATGTCTTTTCAATTAGCGAATAGAGAAAATAGCAACATTGAAAGAAAGACTTTTAAAAGTAATGGATTGACAACTCTAACGAGTGCAGTCGTAGATTATAACGGATATGTAGCACCTTCACTTGGATTTACTACTTACGTTAAAAACTTTAAAGAACAAGTCTTTTTTGAAAATAAGACGACTGAATACACACTTGTAAGTCCTTACATGAATGAACAAGATTTTAAATGGTTGCAACAATTAATTAACAGCCCAAAGGTTTATGTTGAGAAATATAACCCTGACATTACAATCGTTTACCCATGTACGATAGTTACAAGTGAATGGAATCAGAAATTACAAGGGGCGGATAAGATATTCAATTTGGAACTTAAAATAAAAGTAGGCGAACAAATACTATGACACAGATATTAATTGAAGGTTACGAGTTGGATATATATGAGGGTATAGGGGCTTTGTTCACTTATCAGATTGACAATGTTAACACCTTCGCAAAGAAAAATACTTCATTTTCAAAGACAATAGTAATCCCTGCAACACCTAATAATAAAAAGTTGTTAGGGTTTGTGGATGACTTAAATGTGTCTAGTGATTACACTAATGCTTTGCCTAATGTGCTATCTAATTTCAATCCTGCTGTCCCTGCTAATTGCATAGTTTTAATTGATTCTATACAAGTTTTCAAGGGGATAATTAGAGTTTTAGAAGTAACGAATACAAACGGACTAATTGAGTATGAATGTAGCGTCTTTGGTGAGTTAGGGGGCTTCTATGCGAACTTGACAAACTTGTATTTACATAACTTAGACTTTTCAGATTACAATGAGAATTGGTTAGTAAGTAACATTACCAATTCATGGGATAACATTATCGGTCATGGTGTTTATTATGGTCTTGGAGATTATGGCAACTGCTCTGTTGAGCCTAACCCAAATGTAAAGACAAAAAAGAATTGGACTAACGAGGCTTTTCGTCCTGCTTTTTATGTGAAAGAATATCTTGAAAAAATAATAGACATTAGTAAGTACACAGTTGATATTTCAGCGTTAACAAACATTAGTTGGTTTGATAAATTAATCATTCCACATAATCAAGATGAACTATATCTACCGACCATTTTAAGAGCTACATCTTCCGACCCTAACCAACAATATTTAAGGGCTTACTTTAATTACTTAAATTCAACTACGGGAAACCTATACTTTGATTTTTATGTAAGGTTGAAAAACAATCAACAATTTGCTTCTAATGCTACGGTAACGGTTGAGCTAATAAAAAATGGTACATCTATTCAATCGGCTACGGCTACATGGTCGAGTCTTGATTCAATAGGAACTCAAAAAGTATTGGCAATAACTTATATTGATGTTGGTGCATTGAATGGAGATATATACAACTTTAGAATTTCATGTAATCAGTTAGGCGAGTTTCTAGTCGATAACAGCGTTTATAATCTATGCAAGATTCAACAAACAAACTCAAGCGGCGCAGTTTTATTTTTAGGTTCATTCAATAATACGGGTACAACATACATACAGCTAAATACTACACCTGCAATAGTTAATTTCTATTGGTTGTCTAATTATTACGATAAGGTTCAAAAGGCTAACTATGGTGACCCTATTGATATGAATTTCGCAATCCCTAAAGATGTGAAGCTAACAGACTTCTTTGGTAGCGTGTTGAAAATGTTTAAGTGTGTAATTGTTGAAGATAAAGACGTAGAGAAAGGACTGAAAGTAATCCCTTATATTGATTATTACTACTCAGGTGCAACTCCATTAGATTGGTCAAGTAAGATAGATAGAAAGACAGCATTTAAGATTAAACCAATGAGTGAGTTAAATGCGAGGTATTATGAGTTTAGGTATGATGTAGATTCAGATTGGATTAACACACTTTATAAAGAAAAGTACGGTATTGGATATGGTGAGAAAGTTTACGATTCAAACTACGAGTTTAGCAAAGAAAAAAGCGAAGCAAAATTAATCTTTAGCGGTACACCTATCTTCACGGTTGACGGTGAGCAAAAAGTGTTTCCTATCTTTTGGAAATCAACTGATAACGGAGTAACAGAGGGTAGAATGGGGACTAAAATAAGAATCTTATTCGCTAAAAAAATAACAATTACTGATTCATGGAAATTACATCATGGTAATGCACACACTACTATTTCAGACTATTACGGGTATATGGGTCATTACTTAGACCCTGACTCAGGTGGCTTTGATTTAAATTGGGAAACACCTAGAGAATTATACTTTAGATGGAATAGAGAAGTGCCTCCAAATCTGTTCAATTCGTACTACTCTGACTATTTATTCGAGATTACAAATAAGGATAGTAAGCTACTGACTTGTAATGTTTACTTGAATAAAATTGACATTAAAGACTTAGATTTTAGCAGACCTATTTACATTGATGGGGTGCTATTTAGATTAAATAAGGTAGTGGATTACGATAGCGAAAAACAAGGGTTAACAAAAGTAGAATTATTAAAACTAAATTATTAAAATGGCAGACGAAATAGTCGGTTTAAAGATACAAGTCGATACAAATGCAGGTGAGGCGGTTGGTTCGTTAAGGAGTCAATTAAAAGCGGCTCAAGCAGAAGTAGCGGCGTTATCAGATAAGTTTGGAGCAACATCAAAAGAAGCTATTGAAGCAGCTAAAAGGGCGGCAGAACTAAAGGACAAAATAGGAGATGCGAAGGCGTTAACAGATGCTTTTAATCCTGATGCTAAGTTCAAAGCGTTAAGTGCTTCATTGAGTGGTGTAGCAGGTGGATTTGCTGCGGTTCAAGGTGCTATGGGTTTGTTCGGTAGTGAGTCTAAAGAACTTGAAAAACAACTATTGAAGGTTCAGTCTGCAATGGCACTAAGTCAAGGCTTACAGTCTATTGGTGAAAGTGTAGATAGTTTTAAACAATTAGGCGCAGTAATTAAAAGTCAAGTAGTAACAGCATTTACAACTCTTAGAGGTGCTATCATGGCTACGGGTATCGGATTGTTAACTTCTGCTATTGCCTATTTAATTGAGAATTTTGAAAGTGTAAAGAAAACCATTTACGAATTATTCCCTGCTTTGAAGGGATTGTTTGATAACATGGATAGAATTACTCAGATAGCTAAAGGAGTAGGTAAGGCTATTGTTGAGTTTATTGCAGCCCCTATTTCTGCAATCGTTAAAGCTATTCAAGGTGACTTTAGTGGTGCTATGGAAGCCTTAAAGAATGGAATTTCATTTACTAAGAATTATCGTATTGGGGAAGCTAATGAAATAAAAAAACAAGCAGAAGAAAAGGAGAAAGCAAGGCAAGAAGAACTAAAGAAAGAAAAAGAGAAACATGATAAGTTGCTGGCTGAGCAAAGACGACATTATGCAGAGATGGAAGCCGAAAGAAATCGGATGGAGAAAGAAAAAGGGGAAAGGCTTAATCAAGAAAACAATACCAACTTTAAAAACTATCAAGAATCTTTAAAGGCGTTAAGAGATTTTCAAGCTAAAGACAAAGAAACAAAAGATGCACAAACATTAAAAGATTCAGAGGATAAAAAACAAAAAGCAATAGAAGATGCAGATGAGCAATTAAGAGTATCTCAAGCGGTTGCAGATGGTGAGATTGCAATAGAACAATCAAAGATGCAAGTTGTAGAAGGTAGTCTTTCTGTTTTGTCTATGATATTCCAAAAGAATAAAGACGTTCAAAAAGGGTTATTAGTTGCAGAAAGTGCATTAGGTATTGCAAAGATTATCATTAGCACACAAGAAGCAAATGCAAAGGCAATAGCTGTTTATGGGGCTATAAATCCACCTTTAGCGGCTTCAATGATATTACTTAATAAAGTTAATGCAGGGATAGGAATAGCGGCAAATATAGCAGCAACATCTAAGGCATTAAGTGTATTAGGTAGTGGAGGCGGTGGTGTTAATGGTGCAGGTGGTTCGGCTCAAGGTGGCGGTTATTCATTCAGTTCAGGTGGTAGCGCACCTATAAGCCCAACAGCTAACGTAACTACAACACAATTAAATCAATCTTCTATAAA